CGCCTTGTTTCTTAGATCCACTAGCTTTACTAGAGTTAGGGTATCTTTCAACATAAGGTCTATTTCCAAAGTCATTTCTCATAATATTTTCTCCTATTGTTTTTTTACTTTAAATAATCCGGCAAGTCCACCACTATTTGCATTAAAAAAAGACCTACGTCTGTTCTGTCGATCTCTAAGTAAGTCTAATGTAGCCATATCTGATAGCGAAGATGTTGGTTCTTTTACTATTACTTCCTCTGTAATAAGTTCAGGAACCACAGGGACAATAGCGTTATTAGATCCATTATTATCTCCATCATTATCTCCATCATTAAATGTTGTATTTTTACTTGTAGTATTCAAGCTATTAAACTTATCCACAATACTTTTGCCTATTTTAGTATCTAACGCTTTTTGAACAGTATCTATTGTAGTATCTATCGTCTTAACATCAATTCCTGTTTTTTTAGATATTTCTTTTTTTGCAGTACTTGTTAAAACATCTTTTATAGTCTCTTTGACTCCTTTAGTTTTAGTTTTATCCGCGACTAAATCTGCAACCGTTAAAGCAGTTTTTACATTAGAAATTGTTGTAAGAGTTTTTGTAACTCCAGGAGGAAGTAACCCCAATGAACCAATAGTTAAAACAACATCTAATAAACCAAATTTTGAAGGATTAAGACTTCTATCCACCTCTTTTATACTTTTAGGGACACTTTTAAGAGCAGCTTCGTGCCAAGTATCTTTTCCTTTTGGTCCAAAACCAGTTCTACTAGAAAACAAATTTTTTTTATCATAATCTTGATAAGAAACTGGAGTTTTATAACTATAGGTTTCACCTGCAAGTGGTCCTTTTGTAATTGTACCTGTAATAGTTTTATTTCTAGTTTTGGGCATATTAGTATACATTGTAGAAAGATAAGCGTCTCTTGCATCAGGTTTAGTGTCAGGTTTAGTGTCAGCTTTTGGAGATGATGTAGTAACCGGACCAGATACGTCTGCTATGTTTGGTCCAGTATATCATCCACCATCATCATCAGTATTACCTGGTGCATTAGAACCGAATCCTGGATCATTTTCATGTCCCGCATCTGGTCCATAGTATCCTGGTCTACTACCATCTCTTGTTGGAGTAACTAGTTGAGGAACTTTACCACCTTTATTCATAAACAAAGTTGTTGCAGACTGGTCGCTTGATAAAAAAGGTTGTTTCTCTGGTGCAGCCGCCATTAAATTAATTCTGTCATCAACCATAACTTCTTCACCGTCATCGGCTTCAACAAATTCCATGTTAGCTTCTTCAGTTCCTAAAATACCTGCTTCACCTGCATCCGATGTAGACATTTCTAAAGTGTATTTTTCTAAGTACTCATCATGCTTATCGTTTAATGCTGCAAGCTCTGGATTTGTTTCGTAAATTTTTTTCCAACCTTCGTATTGTGGATCTGTTCCGTCTGCTTGTTTTTTTCTAAACATAGAAGCAACACCACCTTTATTGTAATCTTCAGAAAATTTTTTAGCTACCTCTGGTTCGTTAGCAAATAAATATCTTCTTTGTTTTTCAGATTTAAATGGCATTAACACTTCCACTTTCTTAATGACTTATTAATTCTTGAATTAGGATCATTAGCTGTTTTAGAAGATGTTAGTTTTTTCTTCATCCCACCCATTCTAGCGCAAAAAGATTTTTTTCTTGATCCGCCTTCTGGTTGTGGTGCTTTTAAATTAGATCCCGGGTTTGCTTTATTATATGAAGCTCTACCTTTAGCATTTAATCCACCGGACTCAGATTTACCTTCTTTACGCTGCCAAGCAGGCGTTCCGCCTCTCTTGAAAGAAGCACGAACCGCTCCCATTCCAAGAGTGGCTCTCATTACGCTTTACCCTTATTTTTTTTACTATTTGGAAACCCTGCTTTCATATTAGCATAAGCTTTAGGTGTAATTGTACTTTTAGCTTTACTTTTTGACGTCCCAGCTTTTTTTTTCGCATTAATGTTCGCGTATAGACTATTTTTTACCATAATTAACTCCTTGGTCCTTTTAGTTTAGTAACATCAAATCTTTTAGTTGCATCAGCTTTTGCTTTTGCTTGATTAGACATTCGTTGTTTAGTTAATGAAGTTTCAGCTCTAAGTTCAGCTAAATCTTCGGTTTGATCCATCTTTTCTTGTTGATAGCTTTGGTTCATCATAGCTTTCATCTTATCTAGATTCAACCTTGCATCGTCTTCTTTTTGTTTTCTTAAATTGTCTTGAGCTTTAATATCCAGTTCTCTTGCTCTTAATTTAGCAATTGGATCATTACCTAAATCGCCCATTATTTTATTTTGTTCTTTAACAAACTCTTCAGTCATCTCAGAAATTAAAACAGCTTTTCTAGATTCAATTTCCATAACTAATCTATCCATTTCTTGTTTAAGTTCTGGATTTTGTTGTGCTTCAGGATTTTGCATCATTTGCTGTAATTGGCCTACTTGCATTATTTTTTCTTGCATCTCCATTTGTACCTGTTCATCAGCCATTAATGAAATATGTTCAAAAATATTTTTTTCTAATGAACCCATAATAACAGGACTATTTTGTGCCATAGTTGTAGACATAAAAGAAAGATGAGCTGCAATGTGAGCTTGATGATCTTGTCCTGTAAAAGCTTCAAAAGGAGTACCCGCTAAAGCATCGATATGTTCTAGTGCTGGATTCTTAGGAGCCGGCTCTGGCGGTGGTGGTAATATCTGATCAATATTTTTAACACCAATCGCTTGATACATATCTTTGTAAGCTGCATATAAATCGTGCATCTCTGGATTAGATTGAGCTAATTGTAATTCTGTTTGAGCAATAGAAACTCTTTGAGTTGATGAAAATATATTTGGATCAGCAACGGGTAAAACATCTATTCTGTCATCAAAGTCAGCTTGTTTAATTTGTTTGTCCGCACCTACTACTTCATATGGATAAACCGCGGGAAGGTAAGTTGAAAAAACATCCGACAATAAAGTAAACTCATTTTTCATAGAAGCATACAATCTTTTGTGGATCGCTGACATGACTCTTGAACCACGTTCTAAAAGAGCTACAGTTGTTCCAACAGCCGCCTGCTGGTTCCCGTCGCCAACTTGCATGTCAGCAATTGACGCGAATCTCTGTCCAGCCTGAACACAAATCCCCATCAACTGTAATAATGTTGCAGAAGGTTCCTTGTAAGGCAAAGTCATAAAAGCATCTCTTAGATTTCCACCAGGTGCATCGACATCTCGAAACTCACCTGGTTGCAATGATTGAGCATCGTTGTTTACACGAATCCCTCTCATCTTAAATCCTGCTGGTAAATTGGAGAGTGTACCAGCATCAATTAGTTGTCGTAAGGCAGACGTCGCTGCTCTTGTTAAACCACCAATCATATGAATTAATCCAAAACCATAAAAGCCTAAACCCGGTAAAAATTTAAAATGAACAAAATAATCAATTTTTCTTTTTTTCGGATCATCAACTTTATAGTTTCTTCTAATTGATAATACTTTTCTAGAACCACTGTCTACTGTTATGATGTAAGGAACTTTAATTCCTGTAGGCATTCCATCAGGTGCTCTATCTTCAAAGCCTTCAAGATCTAAATCAGTATGAACTTCAATCAACGTATACATTTTATTGTTTTTTTGTTGACCGTTCATTTCGGTACCTTCTAGTTCTCGTTCTTTTTTCTTAACTTCAGTTTCTTCTGCATAAGGTGCAAAAATTTCTATGTCTCTATAGAAACCTGCAACTTGTTGTTTACGTAAATCATTTTCTGAAATTTTTATTGTATGACAAATTGCTTCAGCATCTTCTAATGAAGTTGCGGTGTAAGGCACTACTAAATCATCAGCAGGGACAAATTTAGAAACTGCTCTTCCTAACAAGTCATCGTAATAAACTTTTTTAAACGTCGAACCAGCTAATGGCAGATAAAATAACATCTGATCAAACTCGGGTTCATACTCTTTCATAACGTTCATAATTTCATAATTCATGAAATCTCTAACCCGTTGTGACTGAGCTTCTTTTTCTGGAGTTGAGGCTCCTAGAATTTGAGTTCTGATTGGACCATCGGCTGGTAATAACTCTTTGTAAGCTTGCGCTTGAAATTGTGTAACAGCTTCTGCAAGCACTGGATGCGTTGCACCACTTGCTCCTTGAAACGGTTGTGTACGTTGCTCGAACTGAAAACCTAAAAGATCTAACCCTTTAGAGTATGATCTTTCCCATTCTCTTCTTGATTCTTTGTAATCTGTGTAGTTACCAAAAAGTTCTGAACCTAATGGTTGTAAAATTGAATCTGGTAAAATTGCTGCTAAATTTGAATAATGCTCATTGCCTTGTGAAGGCGCTGCTGCACCTGGATCAAAATCTACATCAACTGAACCATCTGGATTTTCTGTAATCTCTGTATTATCAGGAGAGGGCATAGATTCTTGCATTTCTGCAACAACTTCTGTCTGTTCCTCTTGTGAAGGTATAGTTATATTTTGCCTTACGTTCGGTAAGGATTTATCTACGTCTGCCATTTGTTTTCTCCAATCTTTCTGGTTTATCTTGTTTTTGTTCATTAATCAAGCCTCTAGGCTCCGGGCCCTTTAGCGGAGGTATTTCTTTCCATTTCACGTGTTTCATGTTTTTAACTAATGTTGGGTTTTTCATTATCTTTTTCTAAAATGATTAGCGATACCGCCTTGAGCAAACAAAATATCATCTGTTGTAAAATCAATATCAATTGTTTCTCGATCAAATTCTGGATCTTCAGCGCCACGACCTCTGTTATCTTTAATATCATTAAGATAATTTGCATAAGCGGTAGCAACTTTAGTACTATTCTCGTTTGGAATATTTTTAGTAGCTTTCGTTCCATAAATTTCTTCAAAAACCATTATTGGGTCTTTACCAGCTGCTAAATCTTTAGATTGTTTCTCTGATAGGTAATC